GCGTGTAGCGAGAATGATCTTCGCTGCTGCCAGTGTTTCTTCTGAGCCTTTAGCTCTTTCTCATAACACAGGTAAAACTGGTAACGGTATTACTCTTGGTACTGACTACACAGGTGGTTCTGCTACTCGTCAGCAAAAAGGTGATGCTCTAGTTAACGCAATCTTCGATGCAAGAGTTGCCTTTGAAGGCAAGGACGTAGGCATCGATGATATGTATGCTGTATTCACTCCAGAAGATTATTATTTAATCTCACAATCAAGTCGTGCAATAAATGCTGACTTCGGTGGTTCTGGAACGATTGCTGACGGTAGAACTTTACAAGTTGCAGGAATAAAACTGTATTCGAGTAATCACGTTACGCAAGCTGCATACACTGCTGTCGCTGGTGATCACAACGCTGACTATGCTCAGAACTTGAGCAAGTGTAAGGGTCTGATCTTCAACAAAGAAGCAGTTGGAGTTGTTTCACTTCTCAGTCCTCAACTACAGATGACTGGAAATGAGTACAAGGTCCAGCACCAAGCTGATTTGATGGTCGCAAGGCAAAGTCTAGGAATGGGAGTTCTTAGAGCAGAATCTGCAACCAAAATCGTTATTCCTTAGTAAACTTATTAAGGAAAGAAAAGAAAAAGAGGTCATTAATTTGGCCTCTTATTTTTTTGTCGTTTATGATGTATGCAACGGCCCTGTAATAGTTAAATGGGAATAGCAAATCAAGCAGTAACGCCTGGAAGAACAACGCTCTTAAATGCAGTGAATGTTCTACTGGAAAACATAGGTGAGCAACCAATCAACAGTCTTGAAACCGAACAGGTGATGGATGCCAGGGTTGCAGAAAGAACTCTCCTTGAATTTCATAAAGAAGGCCAAGGTAAAGGTTGGCATTGGAATACAGAGTTCAATTATCCCTTTACTAAAGATTCAACAACGAATGAAATAAGAATACCTGCCAATATTTCTGAGTTTGCGATAGATCCATATCTTTATGCAGGGCGTTATGTGCAAAGAGGAGAGAAGTTATACGACACAGAAAAAAGGTTATATACAATGGAATCTACGGTTACAGAAGTAAAGGCTGATGTTATCTGGCTTCTTCCGTGGGATGAGGCTCCAGAGCCGTTTAATAGATGGGTAACTATTAGATCAGCAAGAGTATTTGCAGATCGGATGTTGGGATCTGAAGCCCTCTTTAAATATACGCAAAAAGATGAGCAAGACGCATTGAATGTTCTTGAGCGAATGGAGCAGCAAGTCGATCAGCCAAACATACTGACAGGCGGAAGAAACTATCTACCGTTCCCAACTTATGAGCCTGCTTATGGCTTAGCGACTAGACGCATTAGTACTGCTTACAGGCTATGAGCTTAGTTTCATATAACATTCCTAATCTTGTTCAGGGTGTCAGCCAACAACCTGACGCTCAAAGAGATCCATCTCAAGGTGAGATACAAGTTAATGGGACATCTTCAATTGTTGAGGGGTTAAGAAAAAGAGATCCAAGCGAAACACTAGCGCTTGTATCTAACTCAGATTTTGGTGATTGTTTTATCCATGAAGTTTTAAGGGATAACACAGAGGAATATTTAGCAGTTATTACCAGTTCAAGTATCAAGGTATTTGATTTAAATGGAGCAGAGCAAACCGTCAGTGCTCCAGGTGGATATAGCTACTTAAGCAATGTAACTGATGCGAAATCCCAGATAAGAGCAGTAACAATTGCTGACTATACGTTTATTACCAATACCCTAAAAGTACCAGCAATGACGAGCGATACCGCTCCTGTTGTTGCAAGACCTGCCACGAATGAAGCCCTAATTTGGGTGAGGGCAGCGACATACGGTCAAACTTACCGAGTTAATGTCAATGGAACAGAAGTCACGGTTACAACAGCAGTCGCCCCAGTCGTTAGTGATGGAAGCTCAGTTACAGAAAACAGAATTAGTTCCGAGGATATTGCCCAAAATATTATTACTGGGTTTGCATCTTTATCTGGCGTATCTTTCGCTCGTAGTGGTGCGGTTATACATGTCACTTCATCAAGCGCAATCACTATATCTGTAACTGATGCTCGTAGTGGTGCAGATATAAGTGCAATTTTTGACAAGGTTCAGGCTTTTACAGAGTTACCAACTGTCGCTCCAACTGGTTATCAAGTAACAATTGAAGGTGATCCAGGAAACTCTTTTGATGATTACCATGTCTCCTTCCTTCCTAAGAGTGGAACATTTGGAGAAGGTACTTGGAGTGAAACGGTAAAGCCTGGAGATAAGTACAAGATCAATAAAGACCTAATGCCTCATCTCTTGATCAGGCTTCCTAACGGTACTTTTTACTTCGGCCCTGCTAATGGGACAACGCAAAACACAGTAGTAATTCCAACTTGGGGTGAACGGATTTCGGGTGATACAACAACTGCTCCAGATCCAAGCTTTATTGGCTATGCAATTAATGACATCTTTATCTACAAGAACAGGCTAGGTTTCCTTGCTGATGAAAACGTCATCCTTTCTAGGGTTAGATCGTTTTTTGATTTCTTTCCTGAAACAGTTACAGCCGTTTTAGATACTGATCCGATTGACGTTGTTGCCAGTAATAACCGAGTATCAGTTCTTAAATATGCAGTTCCCTACCAGGACGAGTTAATACTTTTTAGTTCACAATATCAGTTTAGATTCAACGCAGCAGAGACAGTTCTAACTCCAGCAACAGCGCAGATAACAGTTCTAACTCAGTTTGAAATAGATACAAATGTTAGACCACAACTAGCAGGTGGAGGTATTATCTTTACTCAAGCTAACGGTGATTTCTCCCAGTTTAGAGAATTTAGTGTCAGAGGTGCGGGTACGGCATTAACTGCTGATGCACAAGATTTAAGTGGTTATGTCTCCGCTTTTGTGCCAAGTAGTATTCACAAAGTAACTGTTAATGATACAAGTAATGCTTTGTTTGCTGTTAGTAATAAGACAGGGTTTAAAGATCGTATTTATGTCTATAAGTATTTCGTAAGAAACACTGGAAATAGTGTAGAGAGAGCACAATCAAGCTGGTCATATTGGGACTTTGCAGGAGCAGATGAAATTCTGCAAATCTTATGCGTAAGGGAGACTTTGTTTTGTCTTGTTCGATATGGCACGAAGATTTATTTAGAGAGGATGCCAGCGCAGGATAGAAGTCCTGAACCTCCTACTGGTTCTCCTTATCCATTGCTTTTAGATCGAAGAGTTTCTACTGAGACTGAAACTCCAACAGCAATGAGAGTTGCGAATGGAACTTATAACGCTAATGCTCAGACAACAACATGGACTCTGCCTTATGCGGCAGAAGCTACGACACAAGCCTGGAGTGGATTTAGTTCTTCTTCTACTGGTGGAGTTTTACTTTCTACGATCACTTCAGGGACAACAATGGTTGCCAATGGTGACTGGAGGAATAAGCCTATTTATTTTGGTGAGGCTTATGAATTTAGATATAGATTTACCAGATTTAAACTTTATAAAGAGATTGGTGGAGGGAAAGCAGCAGCCAATGTTGAACGTACTCAAGTAAGACATGCAAAACTTCGTTATCACGAAACTGCTTATTTTGATATTGAAGTAACTGCTGAAAGAAGAGACACTTCAACTTATAAATTTGATGGAACAGTTTTAGGGGTTAGGGAATCATTAGTTACCAGTACATTGCCTGCTGGTGGATATAGCAGCGATGACGATAGATACAAGGAAGGAGTATTTAATATTCCGATTATGTCCAAAGGAGAAAGGTGTGTTGTTGAGATAAAAAATGATACTGCTCATCCATGCAAATTTTCTACTTGTGAGTGGGTTGCATTAGTTACAAGAAAGGCAAGTGCATTGAGATGAGAATTATTCCAACCCCTACAAATTGCTTTGCAGAGCATATTGCTCTACACATGCGATTAGAAGATCAAGAGGAAATAATGCTAAGTCATGGTATAACTCCAGGAGAAGCTATACATTACAGTTATGCTCATAGCGAAATCTGTGGTGGGATCGAAGGAGACGATGGTATGCCAGTAGGATTAACAGGTGTTACTGGAGATAGAATTTGGATGCTTGGAACAGAAGAAATAGCAGCCACAAAGAATCACCGACTACAACTTTGTCTACAGGGTCGTAAATGGGTAGACTCTTGTTTAGAAAAGGTTGGCAAGCCAATCGGTAATCATGTTTTTTCTAAAAACAAAATGTCAATTAGATGGCTTAAGTATTTAGGTTTCACGGTTGCAAAACCAGAACCATTTGGCCCATTTGATGCAGAGTTCTGTCAATTCTGGAGGGCTGCATAATGGCTGGCCCTGCTGCTGTTGCTGCTTTCGCTGCTGGAGGTTCAAGTGTTTTAAGTGGACTTCTTGCGTATCAAGGGAAGAAGCAGGATTACGTTAATCAGGTTGCTTACAAGAAAGTTTCCGATGAATACGCCAGATGGTCAGCAAGACAACAAGCTTCTCAAACTGACTTAAATAATCAATATAAATTTTGGCAAGAAAGAATTAATTATGGACAACAACTTGCTTATACAAATCAACTAAGAAACTACGAACTAAGTACAGCTATAGCGAGTGCAGAAGAAGTTGGAAGGGTTAGATCGTCTGCTGGTGCGGATTACATGCAAGAAAGTGCCGCATACAACGAGGCATTTAGGCAAGAAGCAATGGCTGATGCTGTTTCTCTTATGCAATACAAAGTTCAAGCATTAAAGGCGAAAAGTGCTGTAGCGGCTGGTGCGACTGGTGGTAAATCTATTGACCGTTTAATTAATGATTACAGCCGTCAAGTAGGTGATTTTGAAACTTTACAAAATATCAATCAAGGATTCAAGGAAAGGCAATACACGAATAAGCAAGCAGGTGCTATTACTAAATATTTAAATCAATACAACAGTCAACAGTTCTACCAGCAAAAAGAATATCAAGATCCAATCCAGCCATTTACACCATTACCAACACTTATTTCTGCTGTTCCACCTTCAATGGTTGGTAGCGCTCCAAGCTTGGGGGCGGCGATTGTCGGTTCGCTCGCTGGTGGTGTTTCTACTGGTGCTAGTACTTACGCCGCTTTAACGTAAATGGTCAAAGAACTTCCTAAAAATCAATTAAAGCCTGCTGCACAGCCAGTATCTAAATTCCTTAGTTTTAGATCACAGCAACCTGGTGTGCCAACGCAGCCTCAAATGGCTCCGCAGGTAAAAGGAGTCAATATTATTCAGCGTGGAAATGTCCAAAATGTTCAAGGGTATACCAGCTTTACTGAATGGGCGAACTCTATGAAACAAGTCTCTGGAGCTATTAGCTCTGGAGCGCAGGTTTATAAAAGTGTTCAAGAAACTGAAGGAAAAAATCAAGTTGATAAAGCAATTTATAATCTTAAAAAGCAGCAATTAGAAAGTGGTCAGGAATGGACTGAAACTCAGAAAAAGGTAGCCAAGGATAATCTGGAATCTGCTTTGCTGATGGATCAAGTCAATCCGTTTAGGCGGGTTGCAATGGAGAAAAGGCTCTCCGAACTTGCTGGATTAGAAGTTAATAGTGAAATGACTCGGCAGTACAACGCTGTCGCAAAAGACATTATTGGTCTTGATCCAGGAGATCAAAGAGTTAATGCAATAAAAGCAAAAGTTGTTAATGAGTTGTCTAATAAATATTTACTGAATGAAAGCAGGGCAGGTTTTGTTGATAATTTCCTTCCTGCTGTAAATGAGAGTTGGCTGAAGATTTCAGATAAACATTTAAAAGCTAATGTCAAATATTTTAAGTACAAACAGAACGCACAAACTCAGGCAAAGTTATTCACTACTGCACAAACTTACCTGGAATCCAACCCAGGGAATTACACGAATTTACCTTCATTATTGGGAGATATTCTTAATCAAGAAGCTATACAGCTTGGTCTTCCATTGGAGCCTACTGAATTTAAGAAGGATGTAATTGTTGGTTTAGTTGGGAAAGTTAGAGGAAGTGATATTGGTAATAAAGATCAAATTATTTCTCAACTTGCAAAGATAGTTATTGGTCAAAAGAAGAATGATAAAGGTGAAACAGAGACAACATACGCTGGTGATTGGTTTAGTACAGAAATGCTTTTAGAGAATGTAAGAGTATCAAAAGCTAAATATGAGCTAAATAAAAAAGATTTTGAGATTAATAAGCAGGCAGCGATGGATAAGCATGAAGATGCAATCACAGGAACAGTTAAGGGTAGCCCTGAATATGATAAGGCTGTTGCAGCTTTCATGGCTGATAGTGATGGATTAAGTCAAACAGAGAAAAAATTAGTTTTAAAAGATATAGATGCTAGGGATACAGATATTGCTTTATTTGATTTCAAAGTATCGAGAATTGATGATGTATATGGAGAATTAGAAAGCACATTAGCTATCAACTACGACCCCGCAGAAGCAAGGACAAGGATGCAATCTTTGTTTGCTGGAGGAAAAGCAGAGGGATATGGAAAACAAGAATTAGCAGAGCTATATCGGAAAACAATGAAAGATGTTTCTGATCTAAGCAAGAGGAAACAACAAGAACTAACGAAAGGTACGAACGCCACTGAAGTTAGAACTGCGGTTAAGAGAGTGACAGAAGCAAAGGTCGGAAGTTTGTTTCCCGAAAAAATAGGAACTATTAATCGAAAATTTAGACAAGAGAATCCAGGGCTGATGTTAGATAAGAAATTTTATTATGCAAATTATGAAACGATAAAAGCTCAAGCTTATGGAGTAGTTCAAGATGAGTTTTACAGGATGCTGCAAAGTGCTTTTAGGGATGCACAAGGGAAAGAAGGAAGAACGGAGTTATTACCTGAAGAACAAAGCGCAATTATTGCTGATACTCAAAAAGATTTTATTACTAGATTTGACGAGATAACAAAAGACAAATTACCTGAATTACCAATAATCAAAGATCCAAATTACAAACCACCCGAAGGAGGTAATACTGAAAATACCAGTGATACCAATACATCTAGCAAACTACAGTATAAAACTTTTTCAAGAAGTTCTACTGTTCATCCAAAATTTATTGATAACGATGCTTGGAAAGTAGCACCTATTTACGATGAGGCTGATACCAAGAAAATGATCGAACAGGTCATAAAAAGTAAAAGCTTAAAAGGCTTGCCTACTGCATTTATCAATACAGCGAAAAGAGCAATGCCAAACGGAAATGCAGTTGAATTTCTTTTTGAACACGCAGAAATACATCATCCAGAAATTGAGATAGATCCTATTCAAAAGAAATTAACTCTACAAAAAATGAATGGGATGACTGGTCTTCAGTCGTCAATAAGAAAGGCATCTCCTTTAGGTGGGCCTTTGTCTTATTCAACTAATTACATGACTGCTTTGCTTACTGGCGAAGCTCCGATCCTACGATCTTCTTAACATGGCTGACGAATTAATTAATGTAGATCAACCTCAAGAGGAGGAAGAGGAAAAGTCTTGGTGGGAATTTATTAACGATAGTGTCATAGTTAAGGGCGCAAAAGTATTAGGAGCAGCAGGTGGTCATGTCTCGATAAATGATGCTGAAGAAGTACAAGAAAATAATCCTGAGATGGATTTATATACAGCCGCTTTGATGGCGAATAAGAATAAATTTGAAGCAGCAGGTGGATATAACCCAATAGAAAGAGCGAAAAACTTTGGTGGTTGGGCTAAAGAGGAAGCTAAGGATTGGGCGCAGATTACTGCTGATCAACGTGAAGTTGATCGTGATAAGTCATTACTTGAAAGGGTTGTTGATCCTCTCACTCGTAGAAGCTTATTGAATTTGCCGTCTGGAGCAGAAGCTGGAAAATTAATTCATTACGCTTCTAATCTTTTCCCTGAACATATTGGCAACACGATTGAGCTAGGAACAGCAGGATTGTTGTCTGACGCTTATAGAACTGTTGCTGATTTTGCAAACGAAA